GTCGCTCCTGCAGTCTCTCCTTTGGGCAACTGCTGGAGGTTCGGCTCCGATGCCGAGAGGCGTCCGGTCTTCGTGCCGTGCTGCTTGAACGAGGTGTGGACCGTGGGCAACGTGCGGGTAGGTACGAGGAAGCGGTAGATGCCGGTCGGCTTCCTGTCGTCCTCATCCTCGGCGGTGGGATCCCCGGGACGGCCGATGAAGGTGCCTCGCAGCTTGTCCAACTCGGACCACTGGAGGAACAGCGAAGCCAACTCGTTGCCCTTCTCCTGGTAGGCCTCAAGCACAGCCTGGGTCACCTGTGGGATGTTCCCGGCAGGAGTGCGTGAGATCACCGGCAGGTTCTCACTGCTGAGTCGGAGCTTGTGGTCGCCATAGAGAGGCTTGCCCTCCCCGAACATCACCCACCGCTTCTTGTCGGTCAGGCTCAGGCTGAACGAGTCTCCCGTCCGCTGCCACACCGCTTCCTCCACGGCGGCGATGCCTTCGTTCAGATCGCCCCGCACCATGTCGATCTCGGCCAGGTTCACCGGGAACCCGGCGTACTCCATCGCCATGATCGCCGGGTACACCGACATCTCAAAGTCGTAGGCCTCCTGGAGGTCCCGGAGCTTGGGGTAGTCCTGGCAGAACGAAAGCCAGCTATACCGCACGTCCTTAGCCAGGTACCGAGCTACAACGTCGAGTGCGAACTTCTCTATCCCTGCCTCGCCCAGGTTCGGGTAGAAGGCGGGCCGCTCCTTGTAGGGGATCTTGTACCGCTCGCAGGTCAGATCCTTGAGCGAGTAGCTGACGTGATCCTCGTTGAGGATGTGCCTCAGGATGAGGGTGTCGTGGTACGGAGGCGGCGGTATCTCATCGTCGTAGTACTTCGCCAGCGACATCAGGTCGAACTTGACGTTGTGGCCCAGCTTGGCCTGCCTGCCGAAGAGGATGGGCTTGATGATGCCGCACACCTCGTCAGCGAACATCTGATCAGGAGGTGGGGCGAACAGTTCCGGCAGCACATCATCGACGGTTCGCATCGATGGCTGACCACCCTTGGTCATGCCCCGTGGGTCAGGCGGGGGCCACTTGGCCGAAGCCGTGGTCTTGATCTTCTTCTCGGCCCGGAGCCGCAGCCCCTTCGGATGTTGTACTGGAATCAGGAAGACCCGACCGGGCACCCCCAGCCCGACCCATCGCAGTTCGTTGCGCCGCGGCCCCAACTTCGTCGTCTCGATGTCGATGACGACGATGTCGTGCTGGCGTATCTCAGCGACCGCGGAGCGAAGCTCTACTGGGTCGAGGATGAGATGGGGTGCCCGGTGAGTCAGCCTCACTCGTACTCGTCGTCCAACTCGGACGCCAGTTCCTCCAAGTCCTTCGTCTTGGGAATGGTCACCACGTCGGGGCCGTACAGTTCCAGGGCGTCGAGTGCCGCCTTCTCGGGAACGTCGTAGTCCCAGTCCTCTTCCAAGGCGGTCTTGCTAACCGGGGCCACGTTGTGCTGGACCGTCCCCTTCTTGCCGGTCTTGCTGACCATGAAGTAGTTCTTGGTCAGCGGCCCGATCTTGGGGTCGTTGGCGTAGCCCTTGACGACGTTGAACAGGCGGGGACCCACGTCCCAGGACTTGTGCGTCACGTCACCGGACTCGTCCACGATGGCGACGTTCCAGCAGGACACGGCCTGCGGCTTGTCACCGATCTCGCAGAGCGGGCAGTCCTTGTTGATGGACTTGAGGCAGGTCCAGGCCCGCAAGCTCTTGCCTTCCTTGGTGGACCGCTCGATCCAGTGGCGGCGGTAAGAGACGTAGGGCACGTCTTCCAAGAACTTGATGACCGTCATCTTCTCTTCCAGCTTGAGCGACTGGGCGAAGCCTGACGTGGCATCCATGGTCTGCTGGGCGGCGGTGAACCCACCCTTGAGCACGGTTTCCGGCCCCTTGGCTGCCGACTTCGCTGGGCGGCGCGGCGGCGGCGGATCGTCTTCCTCGTCGTCGTCATCGTCGCCGTCCTCATTGAGGTTGCGCGGCGGCGGCTTGGTGGTGGGAGCGTCGTCGTCCTGGCGTGGGACGCGACGAGCAGGTCGCTTCGATGGACTCATTGTTCCTCGCAGTTGTTGTGTTATTGCAGTGTGCAGTGGTTCAGTGTGTGTCTTGTGCCGTGAGGGTGGAGAAGAACTCTCCGACCTCTCGGGCGAAGTCAGGTGTCGGGGGATGCTTGATGCCCTTGCGATCAGGGAAGATCACCTTGTGCCGCTTCGCAATGCGGATGATACCCACGATCTGCTCTCGCGTCCAGAGCCTCTTGCCCTTGTTCGACCGGCCCGCAGCGACCGGAGCCTTGGTACGAGGCGAGCGGTAGGGAGTGCGAGCCAGCAGGCCCTGCGCCTCCCAGGCGCGGATCGACTGCACGCTGTAACCGAGAGCCTTGGCGAGGTGTGAGATGAGGAAGAACTCCCGCTTCTCACCGTTCACCAGGTAGTGGACCGGGCGGTCGTCCCATTCGGCGCTATCAGGAGCAGGCGGCGACGCCCCCTCTCGATTCACCGGCTTCTTCCGTCCTGGGTAGTCGAGGTCCGAGAACCTCTCCGTCACCGCGTCACTCATTGCTCACCTCTCGTAGGAAGGTATGGGTACCATCATGCCAGCGCAACAGCAACGGGAGCTTGTTGGTGGGAACCCCGCCAGGAAAGAGAGCGATCGCTGCAGCCGTTGTGATCTGATCCGCCGTCAACGGCTCCGGGTTTCTGTCTACTGGTGTCCTCACAGTACGGGGAGTGCGGGTCGCTGGCAAGTTCTTGCTACCAATAGGCCTGCCTCGTTTCCCAAGGACACCATGAACCTTGCGGCGGTGGCGGGTCATGCTGCCTGCCGTCATGAACTTGCCGCACTCGGGGCACGGGGTGTCCTGGGACTCCATGCGCTCGCCGGGATGGATCAAGGACATGTGGCGGGCCAGGCCGGGACCGGGAGCGAACCACCCGCCGCAGATAGGGCAGGCTTCCTTCTCCGAGAACACCTCTACTACTGGTGTCTCCGGTGCCTCCACCTGTTCATCGGTCACGGTCATGCCCTCTTCCTCGCCCTGGGTGCGGCCACCTCTTCGTTGCGAAGCTGCATGAGGATCATGCGGAAGTCGCTGCGGGTCAGCCGCTCTTCGTCTCGGCGCAGATCGTAGTTCTCGGGCTTGTGATAGTGACGGGCCACCAGTTGCCCAAAGGCCCCTATCACATCGCGCCGCTCGGTACCGCAGCGCTCGCACCGGAGTGTCAACGGCACTCCCATGTCAGTGGCCCAGGTGCTGTCATAGTCGAACCAGGAGTGCCCAATCGTTCGGCAACGGACGTACCCCCGGCGCTCGGCCAGCCATGTGTCGGTCATGTGTTCCTCAGGTTGTTCCAGTGGAGTGGTGACACTATCACGGAGTTGCTAGTAGAGGCTCCTGCTTCTCCCACACGTCGAGAGCGTGCTCCACGGCGTGTTCGATCAGCAGGTTCATCGACACCGAGCGTCGTTCGGCCTCTGCTTCCAACCTCGTACGAGTGGCGGGTTGGAACCGGACCTTCATCTCGACGCAGTTCTTACGCATCGGCGGAACCTTCGACCAGGTAGAAGGCGAACGACTCGGACTCGTCGTAGAGCGCTGACAGTTCGTCGTCCTTGATGCGGCCGTCGTAGTTGGCAGCGAGCACGGCGTCCTCGTTCAGCACCACGACCACCTCGGTGCATTCGTCCAGCATCCCCTTCTCCTTGAGCATCGCCATGGTGCGATCCTCGTTGAGGGACTGGGAGACGCGGCGCTTGCGCTCGATGCCGGTGATCGTCTTGATGATCGACTTGCCTCCCTTGTAGGAGGGGAACGTCTGCGCTGCGCCAAGCTCGATCTCTCGGTGGCCTCCCTCCTTGAGGGTGCCCTGCTGTTCGATGGCGTCCATCAACTGCTTCTTGAGGTTGCCCTCCACCGTCTCGGACTTCTCCCTCATGGAGCGGTTCATGAGGTACTCCCTAACCGTGGTATCAACGACGGTCGTCGGAGACTGGCGAGGGACGGTGCGCTTGGCTGGCTTCTTGGCTTCTGGCATCCCCACAAGGTACCACAAGTACCCACTTGCCGATGGCATGCTTGACCGTGTGCGTGACGCGTGGATGTTGTTCGGATGGTTGGTGCTACTGGTCGTGATGATGGTGGCCCTGGTGCTGATCGTGCTGTGGGTACAGCGCGTGCTCCTGGTACCGCTCCCGTACCAAGATCCCAGTCCACCGCCGCCACCGCGTACCACCTTCTGATACTGTGACACTGCCTATGAACGGACGTTGCTTCGTACTCCCTGCCCGTCGTCTTCGGACGATCGTGCTTGGAGCCAACGATGCCTCAGAAACTCAGTGGCTAGGACTCATCCAGGTCATGGGGAAAGACCACTGACCCCGTCCTAAGGCGGTCGAGCCTCGGGTCTTCCCTCAGGGGGAGCCTGCTAGGCAGTGGCTGACCGAAAGCCCTCTCTGTGGTCAGAAGGGGCTACCTGGGTGAGTCCTCCCTAACCGTCGAGGAACTCTCGCAACGACTGCAGGTCGAGGGAGATACTTCCGGTCTTGCCGTCGAACTCTCCGTCGATGAAGGCGCGGCTGACCTTGCGCTTCTGCTGCAGCATGGTGAACATGCGCTGTTCGATGGTGTCGAGGCCGTACATGTAGGTGACGTGGATCTTCTTGAACGCCGAGTTGGTGCGGTCGATGCGGCTGATCCGCTGGGCCATCGCTCCACTGCTCCAACTCAGGTCGTAGCAGATCAGGTGGCTGCCCTGGTTGAGGTCCACGCCGTAAGCCCCGGCGTCCGAAGACAGGAAGATGCGACAGTCA